TCAAGACCTCGTTCCTGGCCTCTCGCCAGCAGGCGATGGGGACCGTGACCCCCTCGACGGGGACCACCGGCGGGACGCTGCCGGACTCGACCACCTACAAGTACCAGATCGCGCCGGTCATCGGCCGCTATGGAGAGATCGCGGCCTGCGCCGAGGTCTCCCAGGCCACCAGTGGTGTCGGCGGCGGGCTGCACACCATCAGCCTGGCGTTCAGCACTCCGACGGGTCCTGACGGCGCCGCGCCCATCGCATACAAGGTCTACCGGACCGCCGGGGGCGGCTCGACCGGGACCGAGACGCTGCTGGGCGTCGTGGACGCCTACGACAGCACCGGCAGCCAGCAGAGCCCTGTCGCGGTGACGACCATCATCGACACTGGCACGGCGCTGCTCACCAACACTCCGGGCGCCACCGTGGCCGCCCTCTCGGCCGCCTACGTCGGCGGGAACGCGGGCCAGCCACCGCTGGCGACGGGCCAGGAGAACATCTACCTGGTGCCGCTCGACGACAACTTCATGGTGCGTCCCTTCACCCGGGACTTCGAGCTCATCAACCTGGCGCCGACCACCACGGCGCCTGACCAGCTGCCCTTCGCGGTGGTCTCGGACACCTGCCTGGCCATCCGTGCTCCCAAGTACGTGGCCCGGCTGATCCGCTCCGCCACCGGCATCCTCTAAGGACCCCTCCCTGTGTCGGGGGCCCGGGTTAGACCATGGCCCGGGTCCCCTTCCGGGGGGCGACCTCGACGGAGCCTCACGATCTGAGCAATGAGCTACACGCCGCTCGCCAGCGTCGCCAACTTCGAGCAGGGGCCGGAGGCCGACCTCTTCAAGCAGATCGTCTCGGCTGAGCAGACGGCACTCCTGACCCGCGCCTCGCGGGCGGTCGAGACGTACTGCAGCCGGCGGCTCGCTCCCTTCGCCAAGATCGAGAACCATCGCGCCCAGGACATCGACCCCGACGAGCTGACCGACGTCGGCTTCCCGCTGGACCAGACGGCGATGCTGGGCATGAGCCGGGCGCAGTCCCTCGGCGCCAACGAGCTGGTCCGCCACGTCTGGCTGGACGAGTACCCGCCCATGTGGGAGGAACTCTGGACCGGCAGCGTCACCGCGATCGAGCTGCGTCGGGCCTTCGGCGGGAACTACGACTACGCCCCCGCCGACCTGGCCAACGTCCAGTTCGAGCCGGAGAACGGTCACATCCGCCTCCAGCTCGGCACCTTCGCCCCCATCGGCACGACGGTCCGGGTCACCTACACGGGCGGCTACGCCCCCGTGCCGGACGATCTGATCCAGGCCACGATCCTGCGGGCGGCGATGCTCGCCCTGACCGAGATGCTCCCCATGGCGGCGAAGGCGGGCGACCTCGACCGGGCGCAGCTGGAGAGGGACTTCGAGCTGCTGGCCGGCCCGTACGTGCGCCAGTCGGTCTGATGACCTACTCGCCCACCTACGCCGATGCGCCGGAGCGGGAGGCCTCTTGGTACAGCACCGACCCGCCGCAGCCCTCTGGCTTCGTCCCTCCCCCGCTGCTCCAGGCCAACGGCGGCAACTGGGCGCGGATCCAGGCCCGCGCCCCGAAGACCATCGGCCGGGAGAGCGCCATCTACATCGTCCGGGACAAGGGCCGCGAGCTCAGGAACGCCCTGGGCGAGAAGGAATGGCAGCACCACCTGGTGGCCGTGCTCTTCTGGCCGCTGGATTCCGCGGACGCTGAGACCGACCAGGCGGCGCTCGACGCGGAGATGGTGAAGGTGCTCGCCCGCATCCGCGGCCCGTGGCTGGACAAGACCCACGGCGGGGCATTCGCCTCGGTCGGTGAGGATTCGAACGAGATCCAGGTCGACTACGGGGACGTGATCGTGCAAGTCGCAAACGGTGGCCCGCTCGAGGTGCACGTCGCCTACATGGCCACGGACACCTTCCCGGGCTGAGAGGAGAACCCATGCTGCGTCGCTTCCAGAACCCGCACCAGAAGCCGGTGCGCCTCTTCCACCCCGGCGACCCGGAGCACGGTCAGCCGACCGTCGAGCTGGTCGCCGCGGCCGGCGAAATCTTCGAGGTGGAGCTGCCCGAGGACCAGCCGCGACCCGACGTCCTCAACGAGTTGACCCCTGGCCGCGAGAGCGCGCCGTGGGACGTCGCGTGGACGTTGCCGGAACCCGTGCCAGCGGCGACGAACCGCGGGCGTTTCGCTCGGTCGCCCGTCGAGGCGCCGCCCGCAGAACCCGCCGCCGCTGAGACGGCACCTCAGGAGAGCTGACCATGCCGTACCTCAGCAGACAGACCTTCATGGGGCTCGGCAAGGAGTCGACCCAGGGCACCCCGGTGGCCGCCAGCCTCTTCGTCCCCGTCGCCACCAGCGTCAAGCCGGCCGACACGCCGACCTACGTCGACGATGACTCGATCGTCGCCAACCGCTCCAAGATCCGTGAGTCCTACCAGGGACCGATCGACAGCACCGTGAGCTACGACGGCTTCTGGCACCCCGAGGTCATCGGCTTCCACACCATCGCCCTCGGGCTGGTCGACGCCGCCACGCCGAAGCAGGGGCGCACCGTCGCCGACGGCGTCACGACGATCTCCACCAACACCGTCACCTCCGCCACCGCAAACTTCACCGCGGCGGACCGCGGGGCGGCGATCACCGCCACCGGCATCCCGAACAGCGCTTTCATCACCGTGATCAACTCGGCGACGTCGGTGCAGATCTCCGCCAACGCGACGGCCAGCGGCGTGTCGCTCTCGCTGGTCATCGGCTCGACCACCGTCTACCGGCACCCCTTCCAGCTCAGTCCCACCTCCGGAACCCAGCAGCCGGCGAGCTTCTCGGTCGTCGACTACGACGCGGTGGACGCTGCAGCGACCCGGGTCTACCCCGGCTCGGTCATGGACAGCCTGGACCTCACCATCGACGCCAAGGGGGCCGTGAAGTACTCGGCCAAGTGGATGGGCTGGCCCAGCGTCACCGGTACGGCGCCGACGGCGGTCTTCCCGTCCTCGGCGGCACCGATGGGCTGGCAGGCCCAGTGCTACTTCGCGCCGCTCGGCTTGGCCACGGCCGTCCCCCGGCTGATCTCGGGCACCATCAGCCTGAAGAACGGCACCGAGGCGATCCACACCGCCAATGGGCTGCAAAGCCCGTACGACGTCTGGGCGGGCGACTTCGAGGTCAGCATCAAGCTCAAGATGCTCCTGGAAAACACCAGCGACTGGCGGCACTTCATCGTGAACGACCAGCCGCCACTCATCATCACCCTGACGCTGGCCAACAGCATCAGCTGGAGCTGCTTCGTCTCCCAGCCGGTGTGGAAGTCGGCACCGCCCGACCGCAGCCAGAAGTGGATGCTGTTCGACGCCGACATCACCGGGGCCAACAACGCCGCGGACGGCGGGGCGGCCATGTTCGTCCTCGGCAACGCCCTCGTCACGGCGTACTGAGGTGCCGGGCTACAAGAACCTGACGCTGCGCCTGGACCTCAGCAAGGACTGGGGCGACGGCTGCTTCGTAGAGCTGCTCAACCCCGACATGCTGCCGCTGCGGGTGGACCCGTACGCCCTGGTGCTGCCGCCCAGACCAACTCCAGAGGGCCGCGAGCCGTCAGCGGAAGAGCTGGCGTCCTGGAGGGCATCGTACGAGACCATGCTCATCGAGGCTGGCAAGGCGCGGGCCGAGGAGTTGGTGCTCAAGTGGCTCGTCTGGGACCCGGAGACGGGGGAAGAGTTACCCATCCCAAAGGCCGACCCCACGGTCTTCGCCAAGCTCCCCGCCGGGATCATGGCGGCGATCGGACGCAAGCTGTCGGAGCCGCGACCCACAAACCCTCGGACGCCCCCGAGCCCGGCGAGTACTACTTCGACGACGTCCTAACCGTCGTCGAGTGCATTCTCGACGGCACCTGGGCCGGGGGCGAGGCTCCTGAGGAATGGCGCGACTATCGCCTCATGCGAACGATGGGCTGGTCCTGGTTCGACCTCACCGGGCAGCCCGGCGGCACGCCCCCCTACGTGAGCCGCTTCATCGGCGACTTCATCGCCGCCGAGGCGATCACCGCCAGCAACCGGATGCGCGCCCATGGCTGACGAGCTGCTCCCCGGCGTGCTCTCCGGACGCTTCGTGCGCGTGGTCGCCAGCGCCGAGGTTCGGAGCGCGGCGTCGCTGACCGCCGTCGCCCTCTTCATCGAGAACCGGGCCAAGCAGAACGCCAGCAGCGGTGCCCACTCGTACGGCTCGCACACGGCGTCGTCGCCCGGTAGCGGGCCGTCTGTCATCAGCGGCGACCTCCGGCGTTCCATCACCCACACGCCAGTTACCCCGGTCGGCGACGACCTCCAGACCCGCGTAGGCCCGGCGTCGACGCCGCACACCGACTACGGCCACGGCCACAGGTCGACCACGTCGGGGAAGATCGGCCTCTACCTCGAGACGGGCGACCACGGCGTCACCTACCCGTTCCTCAAGCCTGCGTTCGACGAGGCGGTCGGGGCCAACGCGGGGATCTGGCTGTCGACCTTCGCCAGTGGCGGTAGCTGGACATGAGCGAGCGCGAGCGGCGGCTTCGGAGAGTGGCGTGAGCGACGAAATCAGCGATCTCTACGTCAACCTGAGCGCGAACACCAGCTCGTTCGTCGCCCAGATGGCCGGGGCGACCACGGCGAGCAAGGACCTCGAGGACCAGTCGTCGAACACCAGCAAGATGCTTCTCGGCATCGGCGTCGCCGCCCTCGCCGCGGCCGCTGGGCTGGTCGCCTGGGGAGTGACCGGGGCGGACACCTTCAACCAGAAGATGACCCTGATCCGCACCCAGGCCAACGACACCACGGACGACCTGGGCACGATGTCGCAGGCGGTGTTGAACATGGCCGGCGCGGTGGGCCAGACGCCGGACGCCCTCGCCGACGCCCTGTATCACATCACCTCCGCGGGTTTCACCGGCGCACAGGCGCTCGATCTGCTGAAGAGCTCCGCCGACCTGGCCGACGTGGGCCAGTCGAACCTCACCGACACCACCAACGGCCTGATCGCGATGCTGCGGTCCGGCGTCCCCGACGTGAAGAACTCGGCCCAGGCCATCGGGATGCTGAACGCGATCGTCGGCAGCGGCAACATGACCATGGACGACCTGGTCGGCTCGCTGTCGAAGTTCATGCCCGTCGCCGGCACCTTCGGGGTCTCGGCGCAGTCGATGGGCGCGGCGCTGGACACCATGACCGACCAGGGCTACGGCAGCGCCCAGGCGGCCACGGCGCTGCGCATGACCATCGCGATGATGGCGGCGCCGACCGCGGCCTCGGCGGGGATCCTCAAAGACCTCGGCCTCACCGCGACCCAGACCGGCTCCATGACCGCGGCGTTGACAGAGGCGCTGGCCAAGAGCGGGGTGACCCAGACCCAGCTCGCCTCGGACATGAAGCAGCCGGACGGCCTGGCGGTGGCCCTGACGGACCTCAAGAGCCACATGGTGGACGCCGGCGTCAGCGCCCAGGAGCAGGCGGACATCATCGCCCGCGCCTTCGGCGGTGGGAAGACCGGCGCGGCCATCCTCGACCTCTATAACAACATCGGCACCGTCCAGCAGAAGTTCATCGACATCGGGGGCGCTGTCGACAACTGGTCCGGCGACCTGGCCACCCAGATGGGGACCAACAGCCAGCACATCCTGGACTTCCAGGCGACCGTCGACGCCATGCGGATCGACCTCGGCGACATCTTCGCGCCGATGGCGGACAGCGCGGTGAAGGCGTTCCAGGGCACGCTGATGGTGGTGGGCCCGGCGGCGATCTCCTGGGTCAAGGACGACGCCGTCCCCGCCATCGATGACTTCGGGCGGTTCTTCGAGGACGACCTGGTCCCCGCGGTGGAGTCCGCCGGCACCGCGCTCCTCGGCATCGCCCAGGTGGGCGGCTCGGCCGTCACCGACGTCTTCGGCTTCATCGTCAACGACTTGGGTCCGCCGCTGGAGGACGTGCTCGGATTCATCTCCAACAACGGCTGGGTCATCGACGCGATCTTCGGCGCCTGGGCGGCCCGGTGGGTCGCGATGAAGGCGATGGGGATCGCCACCGAGGTGCTGCAGTGGGGCGCCGCCTTCAGCACCTTCGCCACGGTCTCAGGGAGCACCAGCGCGGCCATGGCGGCCACGTTGGGCATGGGCGGCACTGGTGGGCTCTCCGGCGCCATCCGCGGCGTCTCAGAGGCTGCAGCTGGCTTGGGGACGACGGGAGCTGCGGCGTTCGAGAGCTTCGGCGTCTCGGCGGCGACAGCGGTCCCCGCGGTTGCGGGCGTCGGCGAGGCGTCGACGGCAGCCATCCCGGAGGTCGTCAGCCTGGGAGCGGCGTCGGACGCGACGGCCACCGCGATCGCTGCGTGGGCAGCGTCGGCTCCCGAGGCGGCTGCGGGGGTCGAGGGCATCGGCGTAGCGGCGGCGACAGCCACGCCCGAGGTCGCCGCGGTGGGCGTGGCGGGCGACGTGGCTGCGGCCGGGCTGGGCGCGATGCTCTTGCCGCTGGGGATCATGGCGGCCGGCGC